AATCATTCCAGAGTTAACAGATAAAATAGAGGCTTTAGAATGTAAAGATGCTTTTTACGTTACCCAAAACGAAATTACTAATTTAGAAACTGATAGTAAAATTATATTTAGTGGAATAAAGACAAGCTCAGGAAACCAAACAGCTAACCTAAAATCTTTGCACGATATGAGTACATGGGTATTAGACGAAGCAGAAGAAATGCAAAATGAATCTGAATTTGATAAGATAGACTTATCTATACGCTCTAATAAAAAACAAAACCGAGTTATATTAGTTTTAAACCCAACAACAAAAGAGCATTGGATATGGAAACGTTGGTTTGAAAATTCACATAAATACATTACAATAGATGGCGTTATGATACCAATTAGCACGCATCATGATATATGCCACATACACACTACTTACTTAGATAACTTTGAAAATATACCTAAAGATTATTTAAAGCAAATTGATTACATAAAGCAAAATAACCCCGAAAAATATAAGCACGTTATTTTAGGTGGATGGTTAAATAAAGCAGAGGGAGTAATATTTACTAATTGGCGTGAAGGGTTATTTGACGAAAGCCTACCATTTATATACGGAATGGATTTTGGCTATGTCACAGACCCTACTACATTGGTAAAAGTTGCGGTTGATAATGCTAAAAAAATAGTTTATGTTGATGAATTATTATATGAGAAATCATTATCAACAAATGATATTGAGAAAAGGCTAAAAAGTCTTAATTTAGGTAATTCTAAAATAGTGGCTGATAGTGCAGAGCCTCGTTTGATAGGTGATTTATACGCTACTGGTATTAATATTGTGGGTTGCGAGAAGTACCCAAACAGCGTACAAAAAACATTATCTGATTTATTAGAATATAAATTAGTTGTCACTGAAAGCTCACACAATATAAAAAAAGAATTAAATAATTATGTTTGGAGCAACAAAAAGGCTAACATACCGATAGATAGCTATAACCATACAATAGATGCAATTAGATACGCTCATGCTGAATTATCGGTTATTAACGATTTTTACTTTAAATAATATTTGTATATTTGCATAAAATTAACTATTAATGGGATTTTTTCAAAACTTATTCAACTTTAGAACAAATTTAACAGAATCTGATAGGAGTACTATATTAAGATGGTTTGGCTCATTTAAAGCAAATCAATTTGAGATGCAAGGAAATGGAATGATTGAAAACAGCTATGAGAAAAACGTAGATGTTTATTCAGTCATTAAAAAGATAGTTGATATTACTAAATCAGTACCATGGATAGTTGAACAAAAACAAGCCTCTGGAAATTGGAAGGAATTAAAAAACACAACTGTTCATGAATTAATGCAAAATCCTAATGTTACTAAGGGGTATACGTGGAATGACATAGAAGAAATGATATTGATTTACTTACTCGTAACTGGTAATGTTTATATAGTAGGTGAGAAACCACTAGGAATGAATGGTATAGCTGAGTTAGAGATATTACCAAGTAACCACGTACTAATTCAAACAAACGATTCATTCTTTAATCCTATTAAAAAGTATGAATTTTCATTAGGAACAACAAGGCGTGTATTTGAAAGTGAAGAAATAGGACATATAAAGTTCTTTAATCCTGGTTATAATTCTGTTTTAGAATCTAGTTATGGTTTATCATTAATACAAGTTGCACGTCAAGTAATACAAGTAGGTAATGATAGATGGGATGCGAATGCTAATTTGCTACAAAATAGGGGTGCAGTTGGATTAATTACAGATAAGTCTCAACGACCAATGACAACAGATGAAGCTAAGATAGTACAATCGGCATGGCAACAAACAACAGGCGGGACTTCAAACTTTGGTAAAATTAAGGTTACAAATAAAGACCTTAATTACATTCAAATGTCAATGAGTCCATCTGATTTACAATTGGTTGAGAACGGTGTAGTTAATTTGCGCGCTATATGTAACGTGTTCGGATTAGATAGCTCACTATTTAACGACCCTGCAAATAAGACATACAATAATGCTTTAGAGGCTCAAAAGGCTTTATATACTAATGCTATAATGCCTATTAGTGATAAGATTGCTGAACACTTTACACGTTTTATATGCGCTAACCACTTTCCTGACAAAACTGTTAGAATGAGGCAGGACTTTAGTAAGGTAGAATGTTTGCAAGAGAATATTAAAGAAAAAACAGATTTAGTTATATCACTCCGTAATGCTGGAATAATTTCAGCTAATGAGGCTCGAGAGAAGTTAGGAGATAATGCTAGTAGCGACGAAAATGCTGATAAGTTGATTATAAATACTACTTTAGTTCAAAATTTAGGTACAAATAATGTACAACCTGTTAATTAACATGAATGATTATATTTTAAAAGAGATTAATTCTAATTATTACCACTTTTACGATGGTAGAAAAATAGTTACTAATAATGCTATAATAATATGTAATAAAAAATATGCACTAATTAAAATTAATTAATTATATTTGCTTAATTGTTTAAAGGATAAATACCTTTCACAAATGGAAATTGAAAAACAAAATATAGTAATTGATAGCTCATTGCCTAAAAGCAATGGGCTAGACTTGTTTTGTTTAAAGCATTCTATTAAAGAAAAACAATTAGCTAAATCAACTAAGCAAATTGTAAAAAAGTAATGGATATATTTAAACATCTTAAAGATAATAAAGCTGCTTTAATAGCTCAAAAAAAGTTTACTATTAAACAAGCTGATTCAATTTATTTGACTCCAACTAAAGAGGTTGCTAATGTAAATAAGTCATTAAATGATGTTACTGAGCAGGTAGATTTAGAAAGTATCAAAGTAAAAGTTGTTATTAATGCAACTAATTTACTAGATTCTCACGGTGACGTTCACATACCCGGTATTTGGACTAAATCACTAAAAGAACAAAAGAGCCTTTATTTATTGCAAGAACATCAAATGTGTTTTGACAAAATTATTACAGATAATTTAAAAGCATCTGTTAGTAATATGTCATGGTCTGATTTAGGTTATCCCGAATTAAAAGGGACATCTCAAGTGTTAATTTTTGATTGTGAGATTGATTCTGACCGCAACGAGTTTATGTTTGAGCAGTATTTAAAAGGATATGTTAAGCAACATTCGGTAGGCATGCAATACGTTAATTTATTCTTATGTATTAATTCAGAGGAAAAATATTACAGAGAAGAAAAAGATAATTGGGATAAATACATTAAAGAAGTCGTAAATAAAGACGATGCTATTTCGCAAGGATATTTTTGGGCAGTAACAGAGGCTAAGATAGTAGAAGGTAGCGCAGTTGTTAAAGGCTCTAATTTTGCAACTCCAACAATATCAGTAACTACAAACCAAATTAAAGAAGCCGATATAATCACTTCTGAAATAAAAACAGAGCCGACAAAAGTCACTCAATTAACATCACAACAACAATTTTTTATTAATCAACTTAAAAACTAACAATGAAAACATTTAAACAATTCCTTTCAGAAAAAGGATTAACAGAAGAAACTTTTGCAGCTAAGAGTGCAGAAGACATGGCATCTTTATACAATGAATTTAACGAAATATCTCGTAAATCATTAGAGTTTGCTATTGAAAACAAAGCATCTAAAGAAGATATTGAATCATTAAAATCTTCTATTGTAGAGGCGCAAAATGAACAATTAAAGGCTTTAAATGAAACGCTTAAACAGCATGGCTTAGCTATTAAGAAATTAACAGCAGAAGAAAAAGCTAATACTGCAACGGTTAGCGATATTCGTAAAGAATTAGAGAAGAACTTAGATAAGTTAAAGCAATTAAAAGGTGAAGATATTTCTTCTGTAAAAGGTGGAGAGTTCACTATTAAAGCGTCTGGAACAATGCTAGAGAGCAATAATATCTCAGGAGGTAATGTACCAGTTGAGCAACGTATTGCAGGCTTTAACACTATTGCTTCACGTCGTATTCGTTTAATGGATTTGTTTTCAACGGGTAATGCAACAAGCAATATTATTTCATGGGTATACCAAGCGAACAAAGATGGTGCAGCAGGAACTACAGTTGAAGGAGCTACTAAAAATCAGATTGACTTTGATTTAGTTGTTGCATCTCAAGTAGTTGTTAAGTATTCAGCATTCATTAAAGTATCAACTGAAATGATTGATGATATTGATTTTATCGAATCAGAAATTCGTAACGAGTTGATGCGTGAACTTATGAAAGTTATTGAATTAGGGTCTTATTCTGGTAACGGAACAGCACCAAACTTAAATGGTATACGTACGGTTGCAACTGCATTTACTGCAGGTACATTTGCTTTAACTGTAGATAATGCTAATGAAGTAGATGTTTTAGTAGTAGCAATGAATCAAATTGCAATTGCAGAACAAGAACAACCGAATGCTATTTTAATGAACCCATCAGATGTAACAGCTTTAAAATTAATTAAAGTAACAGCAACTGATAAGCGTTATGTAGACCGTTTGGTTATGATTGCGGGGCAATTAATGCTAGATGGCGTGCCAATTATACCAACTACTTTAGTTACAGCTGGTACTTACTTAGTAGGTTACTTTCCATTGGCTACTCTTTATACTAAAGGTGGTATTAACATCCAAGTTGGATTAGATGGTAATGACTTTACAAAGAACTTACGTACTATCTTAGCTGAGTGGCGTGGCGCATTAGTAACTAAAAACAATGACCGCACGGCATTTGTTAAGGGGACTTTTGCAACTGACAAAGCAGCTTTAGAAACAGCTTAATTTTAATCTTTAAAGCCCTTACTTAATTGTAGGGGCTTTATATAAAATATATAAAATGGCAAAGAAAGAAAATATTGAAATAGAAACAGTATCAAAAGAGATTGCAATAGTTTGCGAGCCTTCAAGTATTGTAAAAGTATTATTAAAAGATGTTGAATATGAAGTAAGCGGAGACGTTGCAAATGCTTTAATTCACACTAAAAGAGCTACATTAATTAGCTAAAAATATATTGCAAGTTAGAGAAGCGGTTCATCTCGTTTGGCTCATTACCAAAAGACCAGTGGTTCGATTCCACTACTTGCTACTAAATAAATAAATGGGTAAAATAGTTCAAATATCTGATTTTAAAGGCTTGTACGCAGTAAGTCAAAATAGTTTCAATACTGGTGACTTACAATCATGTATTGATAAGTATGAGATTATTTATTTACGTGATTTGTTAGGTGTTACATTAGGTAATAGTTTTTACGCTGATATAACAACCCCATACTCACCACCTGTAAGTGCTAATAATATTATTTTGTTTAATGAATTATTTTCAGATGAGCCATTAATTAAATCACTTGGAATAAAGCAAATGTTAGTTAGTTTTATATACTTTGAATTTACAAGGAATGGAACATCAAAGAATACAATTACAGGAAACGTAATACAACAAAACGAGGTTAGTATTCAATCTAAGTGGGGAGAAACTAGCATTAATCAAGTATATAATGAAAGTATATGTACTTACAATTACATTCAAGAGTATATTAATTACAATTATACTACTTACCCAACGTTTGCTGGATTAATTAAAAAAGTTGCTTGGTTATGAGTTTAGCTATAACATATAAACGCCTTTTACCAATAGTTAATTCTATTGATAAGACTATTGTATGTAATAGCGTAGTTGATAATTTAAACGGGACTTACACATTCGTATGCCATAACACTAAATGGCTAACAGTTGGGTATAATGTTACGATAGGATTAAATACCTATTTAATAGCAGATTTTGTTTGTAACGAATCAATAACAGTAAGTGGCAATACAATACCATTAGTGTTAACATTTGATGCATACGAGCCTATATTTAAACATGGTACTATAAAACAAGTAGCTAGTGAATTAAATATGATTTTGGACTTTAAGCAAAGAACTCCTTTGATATTTTTGCACGAAGTCAATGATGATAAAATACATTTAGATGTTTTAGATAATGTAGATAATGATGCTGAGTGTACTTTGTATTTTTTAACATCTGCTAATTTTCAGGACTGGAATCAAATAGATGGTGACGATAAAGGCGTTCAGCCTATGCGTAACCTAATAAATGAATTTATAAAAGCTTTATCAGTAAGTCAATTTGTTAATGATTTAACAGGCATAGGAAGCGTGAAAAATTATAATATTTTCGGTAACCAAGATAATAACGGAGCAACTAAGAACATATTTAGTGAGCCATTAGCTGGGTGCCGATTAAAAATAAACATTTCATTCTTAAAAGACTGTGATTGCTGTGATGTTAACATATTAGATAATAGACCTGCACCAGCTTATGTTTATGATACTTTAGGAAATATATTAGCGATTCTATATTCAAATGAATTTTATATAAGTACTGGGGGTAGTTGTGCTGATGTTACTATAAAAGATAAAGATACAGGCGCTATAATTACAACAATAGCAAGCGGTGGCGAATATAAAGTACAACAATTTGAAGGCGTAAGAAATGATTTAACAGGAACATTAACAATAATTTCACCAATAACTTAACCAATAAAAAATAAAAAACAATGTCAAATGTATGTGATTGCACCTCGGTGTTTAAAAATTCAGGACAGCCTACATGTTTAGGCTTACTTCCTGCAGTACCAAAAAAAGCTATTTTAGTACCAAAGTTTAAAGCTGATGGTACATTAAATAAGATAGTATTGCCAGCTACGTTAAATCAGGCGTATTTTGATGCTTTGATTAACCATACTGATAGAACACAAAGATGGTACCCATTACCAAAGTTTGTAAACCCTGAAAATACTAAAGCAGAGGCAGTTTATGAAAGCTTTAATGATGGCAGTAAGAAGTTTGTGCATGATGGTGTTCGTACATTTAAGGCTAAATTACCTTCTATTTCTCCAGCTTATGTTCAAGTAATTAATTCAGGGCGTTGTGCTGAAATGGCTTTGTATTTTGTAGATAAAAATGGCTCTTTATTAGGTACTCAAGTTGAAGGTGATACTTCATTATATCCTTTTGCTTTAAATGCAAACACATTGAATGCAATGTATGACTGGACGAATGATACAACTGGCTCAAACATTGATTTCTCTTTTGAATTTGATACTGATATGTTAGATAGTGATATTGCTTGGATTAAAGCAAGTGATACAGTTAGCGTTAATTTACTTAACTTAGAAGGTCTTTATGATGCTTATAAATTAGTAGCTAATACAGGACAAACAACTACAACTTTTAGTTTATTTGCACGTAACGGAAATGCCATTAATGGTGTGCCTATTAAAGGCTTAATAATTACTGATTTTGCTTTTTATAATGTAACAACAAGTACAGCGATTACTTTACTTACATTAGTAGAAAGTACTGTAACGCCTGGTACTTATACAGCAACTTACGCTTCTCAAACTATTGGTAATGTTATAAGAATAACACCAACAAAGGCTAAGATTGATTTTTCAAACATAGTATTGCAAACTCAAACAGTAGCTTAATATTTAATTATTAACCTTAAAAGCCTATCTAATCAATTAGGTAGGCTTTTTTTAATTTAAAACAGTATGATAAAAAGTGGAGCAATTAGCTTAGAACCAATAGCAGTAAAAGACTTAACAAAAAATGAATTATATGACTTAGTAGCTGGTAAAATAGACATTGATTTTGAGGAATTTTGGATATTAGTTTGCAAAGAAAATGGTAATGATATAAAAAATGAAAAAATTAGTTGCATTAGCGAACAAAGTAAAGCAGTTAAGCGTAAATGATTTAATTCATGAGCTTAGTGAGAATAATAGCTTCACTGATTTTATAATTGAATTAAACACTAAAAAACAGTTATATGATAAAGGTGTTGATTCAAATGATAAGACATTAGGTGAATATAGTTCAAAAACTAAGGGTATAAAGCAACAAAAAGGCGAACGATTCGACCACATTACGTTATTAGATACGGGAAAATTCTATGAATCATTTAAAGTTTATTTGAATAGTCAAAGTGATTTTATTATTAGTGCGGATACCGTAAAAGATACGAGTGATTTAATTACAGATTATGGCAAAGATATTTTAGGATTAAATTTAGAAAGCCTATCTTTGTTACGAGAAAGAGCCATTGATATATTAATACCTTATGTTAGAAAAACATTACAAGTCAATTGATGAAATGCCAGTTTATAACTGGTTTAAGTGCATTGAAAAAAAAGAGTATAAATACTGTATGGTAGACTGTAAAAAGTTTAAAGAAAGCCAAACAGATGATTGTATGATTGCCTTTGAATCATTATATTGTGAGTATTTAGATAAGTTTGGAGTTAATGATGATTTACAATCATTTATATTAAAGCAAAATGAAATACTATCTTTGAAAATTGATAGAGTTTTAACAGAAGACCCATTTTTAGAAACTATTATTGAGTTAAAAGAGACTGAAATGGAAACCCTAACAAATAAAAGTGATAGTAATAATAACACGGCAAAAGTTGCAATTGAGAAATATTTAGGCTTTAGAATTAATGAGCGTGAAATCACAGTAAAAGAATATTATGAATACCTAAAAGAGATTAATAATGGCAGAGCAACCAATTAAAAAAAGTGATATTATTGAGAATGGGTTGTTTGATGATGCCATTAGACAAGCCGATGCGTTTATTATTAAAGCTAAAGAGGTTGAAAATCAGCTTAAATTTAATTTATCTATTTCAAAGGATTTAATTAATGTCAATAAAATAGATAGTAGTGGAGTTTTAAAAGAACAGTCTAATTTAAACAAAAGTATTTTAGCTGATTTAAAGAATATTGAAACTTTAAAACAGGCTCAAATAAAAACAGAAATTGCGCGCGATAATGCTTTAAAAGCAAGTTTAGCAAGTGAATCAGCATTTAATAAGGCTTTACAGAACGAACAAAAAGAATTACAAAATACTCAAAAGGCTGTTAAGTTTTTAACGCCTGAATACGATAAATTAAGAGAACGATACAATCAACAAAGCCGTGCTTTAATTGAAATGTCTATAAAAGGCAAAGAAGCTTCTATTGTATTCAAAGGTTTAAAACAATCAAACGATGAGTTAAGAGCTAGCTTAGATAAAGCAGAACAGGGAGCTGGAAGATTTCAGCGTAGCGTTGGAGATTACGGACAGGTTGTAAATCAAACGTCACAAAAATTTAACGCTTTAGGTAATTCAGTAAATCAAATTAGTAGAGAATTACCAGCTTTTAGTGTAAGTATAAATACTGGTCTTTTAGCTATATCAAATAACTTACCTATTTTATTTGATGCTTTAGAAAAAGTTAATAATGAGAATAAAGTTTTAATTGACCAAGGTAAGCCTGTACAATCTGTATTTAGTCAATTAGGAAGTGCCATTTTTTCAGTAGGTTCTCTATTAAGCGTTGGAGTTACATTATTAACTGTTTATGGTGGAGCTATTATAAAAACCGTTATAGCATTATTTGACCAAACAAAATCTTTATATGAAAGCGAATCTGCTATAAAAGCATATAATGAAGCAGTAGAAAGAAGTAGTAAATTACAAGATGATTTGCAAGAAAGTATATCAAATAGTACTTTATCAATAGCTTTAAATAGTAAAGAAATAAATAAACAACAAGAAAATGCCTTTAAATCATTTGACAAATACTCAAAAGCATCTTTAGAAAATGAGAAAAATAGAAGGGATGAGTTAATAAAAATAGCAGAGGAAATATTAAAAAAAGGTGATAAAGACGCTCAAATATCTGTTGAAAAAACAAATGTTTATGGTAAAGAAACTATAAAAATAAGAAATAAAAATAATGCTGAATTAATTGAATTAGATGTAAATGCTAGGAGGACTATTGATAAATTACAAAGAAGTTATAATGAAGAAGTAAATAATACTGCACAAGAAGTATTTAAGGAAAAGTTAATGGATATTAATTTTAGAAATTTAGTAACAGAAAATTTATTGAAGCAACAATACCAAAAAGAATTAGAATTATTTGATAGCAATGAAAAAGAAGCTAAGCGTTTAAAAACAATAGCTGATAATAAAAAGATAAAAGATTTAATTGATTTATCTGATAGAATTAAAAGAATAAATGCAGAGCAAATACAAGATACAGTTGAAAGAGAAATAACTTTATTAAAATTAGAGGAAGAAATATCTATAAGAGAAGTTAAAAAAATAAATGCAACTGCAAAGCAAAAACAAGAGTTAATACTATCTTTAGAAATAGATACTAATAATAAATTATTAGCTATACAGGATAAATACTTTAATGAATTTACTAAAAAGCAAGATGAAGAAATAGCTAAAACAAATGATAAAATAAAAGAACAAGTAGAAAAAACATATAATGCTAGGGTAAAAGTTCAAACTGAGAACTCTGAATTCGAAATATATAATTTAGAGCAAAAGTATAATGAATTAAAAAAACTAAACGATAAAAATAGTTTAGATGAGCTTAATAGTTTGCAGTTACAAATACTAGAAAAAAAGAAAATATTAATACAGTCAAATGCTGATGAAAATAAAGGTAAAACAGATAATGAAGCAGAAAAAATAGAAATTCAAAATAGGGCTAATATTGAGATTGAAAAATTAAAGTTGCAATCAAATAAAACGATAGCAGAAAATAATAAAGCCTTTTTTGACAAAGAATTAAAAGATACCTTTACCTATACTTCAAAAATAATAGATGCAATAGCTAAAGCTGAAGCAGAAAAAAGTAAATTAAAACAGGATTCAATACAGCGTGAAATAACCCAAACAGATAAATCAATTGAAACACAAAGGCGTTTAGCTGAGAAAGGATTAACAAATGAATTAGCGCAACAAGAAGCCAAAAAAGCTGAGCTTGAGTTAGCTAGGGAAGAAGAACGTATAAAAGAAGTTAAGCGACAAAAGGTTTTAGCATTCTTTAAATTATTTAGTAGTTATGCAGAAAAAGATCCAAATAGTGCATTACAAAACGCATTAAGAGATACTGCACTAGCTGAGGTTGCATCAGCTTCATTTTTTGAGGGTACTGAAAGCGTAGAGCGTGATTTACAAGGAAATAAACGTCATAGTGGACGTGATGGATATAATATTAATGTGGATGGTTCAGAACGTATCTTAACAGGTGAACAAAACAAGTTAGTAGGAACTTTAAGCAATGAAGAGTTAGCTAGTTTAGCATATAATTATAATACGGGCTTATTAGATACAGCCCCTATTGCAGTAACACAAAAATCATTTAGTGAAAACTTTATGGAAAGTGCGATGTTAAACCAATTAGTAGGATTAAAATCAGAAATAAGCGATTTAAAGGATATTATAAAGAACCGCCCCGTTAATTCATTTCAGTTTGATGCTTATGGTGACTTTATTAAAACGACTATTGAGGGAGGCTTTACAAAGGTTACCAAAATGAAACAAAATAAACCACGAATAAACTAATGGATAAGTTAAGTTTTTACCTAAATAATCAGTTGATTAACCCGCCAAACAATTGGCGTGAGTTAATGCTTGAGATAAACGATGATAAAGATGCGGTTGAAACAAAACAGACTATTTCAATAACTGATTTTGATTTTAGTTTAGAGAATTCTAAAATTATACACAAATTCGTTACAGATGGCTTAATTAGTGGCGTTGGAATATTTGAGGGCTTACCGTTTAGAATTGAAAATGATGGTATAAATGGTAATACCATTATATTTGATGGGTATTTGAATTTGCCTGAAAGTGGTGAATTTACTGATAAGGTAGTTACAACAACTAGAGCAGTACAAAATTATTCATTAGACTGGTTAAACGACGTTGCCGATGGTTTCTCATTTGAAACACTTTACAAAGATGGGGACATAACAAAAGATGATATTATAAAAGTTCCTTATATTATTAGTGCAATACCTGACTATATAGCTAGTGCAGTAAGTGTTGTAGGAATTTATGTGATAGCAAAAGAGGTAAAGGATGCTATTCAAAAGATTATAGATTTTATACCTCAAATGCCTTTGTTTTATGTGTTTAGCTCATATATTAGACTTATACTTTATATTGTATTCTTAATTTTGTTAATCATTGCTTTAATTAAAATGATTAAGCAGTTAATGAATTTACTTTTACAACCAGTTAAGTATCATTCTGCTATGAAAGTTAGCACATTATTAGAGCGTGGAGCTTCTAAATTAGGCTTAACACTTTATGCTCCTGACTTTCAAAGTGGTGGTAATTTTGAGAACGCTGTTATTATACCTGAAAAATATTATGTTCCTGAAAATAAAAAAAATAAGAATTTTCATGGTTATACAGACCCTAACGAGGTACCTGATGGTTTTTATAAAGGAACATTTGCTGATTTAATACGTGATGTTAAACCTCTAATTAATGGTAAAGTTCGCATAAATGGAAATCAACTAAATTTAGTTAGAACGGATGTGCAATTAGGGAATCCTTTGTATACTATGCCTGATATTGAACAGTTCAAGTATAGATATAATGCTGATGAATTTAAGTCGAATACTTATATAACTTTTAAAACAGATATGAGCGACAATAATACATTGCATTACTTTACAGGCACATCATTTCAAGTTCAATTTCGCCCAAAAGTTATTATAAATAACAAAATGGTTTTAATGAAAGGTCTTAATGAGGTTAGGTTTAACATGGCTTTGGGCAAAGAAAAAACAAAGCTAACTTTAGTAGAGGACTTATTTGATACATTTACAAAAGGGATAGGCGCTGTTTTAGGTGTTTTGGTTAAGGCTACAAATGCAATTATAAAGGTGCTAAATGTGGTTATTAATGCGGTTAATAAGGTTTTAAAGGCTTTGGCTTTTATTGGAATAAAGGTTAAATTTCAACTTCCTAATATTCCTTTATTTAATCCTCCTAATTTTAGTGATACTTTTACAAATAGAATTGGAATGTTAGCCTTACAAAATGACTATTTTAATGATAAAAAGATTGTATTGTTAGACATAAAAAATGAACCTAAAAAGACGAAAGTACATGCATCTAATTCAATAAGGATGACAGCTAAATTCATTTACAACAACTATTATTTTGTGAATGATTTTATTCCCACTACTGAAATACCTAACGGTAATCAATTTATAAAAAAAATATTTCAAAATGTACCATTTACTATCGCTGATTATTTAAAAGTTAAGAAAAATTTATATATATTTGCAAATAATGGTTTAACATGCAAAATTGATTCTTTAAAGTTTAATCCATTCAAACAAATTGCTGAAATATCATTGAGAATACCACAATTATATACTACTAATCTTTATAAAATAGAAACCGAACCAGATGGGCAATAATAATATAGAGAATTTAAAAGGATTAAAAGATAACCTAAATAGCATGGTTTCAATGCTTACTGAGATGTCTGATAAATTTGTAAAGAATATTGGAAACGAAAATTCTACAGAAGTTTATAATCAAATTAAAAAAAGTAGGTTAGCTGAAAATTTATCAGATGTTCGTAAAGAGCTAAAAACACACGAAAAAAGCGAATCGATTGATTCTTTAGATTCACAACTAGAAAGATTAGAAAAATTAAAATCAAATCTTAAATAATGCCAATAACTGTAAAATCAACTGTTTTTTTTAACCCTATTGATGGTGGTTCGCTTAATTGGCTAACCGCAAACGTTGGTGATGCTATTTCAATTGTGCATACAATAGCAGTTAGTACTTATGCGATTAACAGTACAGTTAATCCAATGGTGTTAAATAATAAAGATGGTTATTTTAGTAGTGGTACTGAAATTTGGATTACAGATGGTGATTTTCATGATTTTAATATTGGTGATACTATTCAGATAGCTAATTATAGCACAAATTCAGTAGTAGGAACATTTCCTACAATTGTTGATAAACCTAGTAATACTGAAATAAAAATTAGTAGTAATCCAGCTGGTTGGACGCCTAATCAATCAGGAACGCAAGATGTTATTTCAGTTAAGAAAAAACCAACATCTATATATTATAAACACAATTTAATTGAAAATGGTGAGGCTACTAATTTTTATAGTAAAATAGATGGTAGTGAACATATAGCATACCAAACTGGACTTGACCCTGCAATAACTACTAATGTACCAATGATACCTTTAAACTCAAAGGAAAGTCAAATAGGTAATATTACAATAGAGGGTTTTGGATTAAATACTGTTCCAGTTTATGAGAATAATTTTAGGATTATTCATAACACATTTATAACCCCATTAATGCTAGCAAATCAATGGGATGATATATTAAATAATATACAACCAGAGTATTACCTAGATAGCAAATGTTTACGTCCTGTGTTCTTTTTTGAAAGCAGATACAATGCAACTAACCCAAATGATACACAATCTTTATTGGTTGATGATGAGTTAGGTAATACGGGTTGGTTCAATGAGAATTTCAATACTAAATTGACCAATTATAGCATATCAAATAAAAGTTGGACTGCTCAAATTGGTGGCTCAATACCAAACGCAGAGTTGAAAGTAGGTAACTATTCAGCGTTTACTTTTGACGTAGATAATACAACTGATAATCCTTTTACAACAAGCTGGAATGTTATATTAACTTTTGCAAAGGCTCCTAATTTAGAAAGTGAATATCAAAATAATAGTAGGGATGTTAGGCATAACTTCGTATGGGAAACCGCTACATTAAGCATACAAGCAAGTCCATCAGCAGTTAATGGTGATAATTATTCAGATAGCGGAATCCGTTCGCTAACTACATTAAGAGCTACATATATAAGCACTTCAAAGATTAGAATAACAGGTCGAATAGATATGCTTTCGGATGCTTATAATGTGTTTAATGAAAGTGATGAGCCTCGTTATATATTTTTTATAACCGTTCAAGATAAAGCAAAAACAGGCGCTAATGCTGATAAGGTAAATTTATTAGTTGAAGCTAAGCCTTTTTATTTTAAAGTTGATTACCTTGTGGGATTTTCTAAATTTAGGTTTAAACATTATGATATTAACCCACCTAATACTTTAGAATTAATTAGATTTACTGGTAAAGTTATTGCTAGAAATAAGGTAACATTTGAAGAGTTTACACTCGAAAATAATACAATAAATGTATTGAATACGCCTGTTATTAATGGCTATCAATATTTTAATATTACAAATCCAAAAGCGCACCATGTACCAGTAAATGAAATACGCAAAAATATAAAGGCATGGTTTGACCCTATTCCAAGTGGTGGATTCGTATATTATTATTATGCTTATCCTTATCTTAATAGTTGGGAATATTGGAATAGCCTAAACGGTGTTAATCAATTCTTTTTTGATACAACGAAGGTTAATAATAATTTTACAAAGGATTGGATTAACTATCAAAGCACAGATTGGACAATTAGTTATGTTACTGAATTAGCGTTAAAAGTAAATGGTGTACCTGCTATTTACAATGATAAAATTGATTATATTATTTATGATAGAAATTTACCATTAGGAAATACATCAGGAGATGGTGGCACTAATACAGTAAGCCATTATATAAAGACTTACGACCCTGATACGTTAACTGAGCTAGTAGATGGAGGTGGTAAAAAGTATATTTTAGGATATAAAAAAACATTAATAAGGTGTTTTTTTGAAAATGGCTTTAGCAATTATGTTAATTCAAATTTAACAGTAGTTATAGGCATTGAAGTTTTTGAAGAAGGTGGAGTTAATGGTAAACGTAGAATGTCAAGTCGTTATGTAAGTGATAATGATACTTGGTTTATTCCTTTAAGTGGTGAAACTAAAGTTAAAACAACTGTAAGTGGAAGTTTTGATGAATTTATTTTAGCAGAAGTTTTAATTGATAATAATGCTATAAATTTAAATAAACAAAAATATAAATTAACAGCACGTTTGTATCAAATAGGAGATGTTACTAGCGAGTACGCTCCTAATCCAAATTATGCGTTAAATTACTTAGCTAGTGAAAATTTCACTTTAATAAAAAACAATCCTATTGATACGACACCAACAATAGTAACTGATAAAGTTATAGATTGTGATTCTGATTTTGTTTGGAAAGTTTTAGCAGACACTTCAAACGCTGATGAATTAAGAAATGACGTTAACACATTTTATTGGTTCTTTGACAAAGATGCTATTACAACAGCTATATTAAGCTTAGAATATAATGGTATATCTGTAAGTTTAACTTCAAATAGTGCATTAGGAATACCTTATAATTACGGTTTTTTCACTAATAATAATGGTGAAAAAATGGTAGCTTATCAAATAAATTGGCGTTCTATTTTAACAACTTATGGTGAATGTATATTTAAAGTAAAATGTGTTGCTACTACTATTTTTGGAGCTACTCAAACATTATATAGTGATTCTTATTGCTTAAAGCAATATACAGATTTTAGAGCTGAAAATACTGTTAGGGTAGAATATTATAGAAATGGTATAATTGGTTCAAATTTAAATGATGAGAAGTTTTTAGATTTTGGGACATTGAATTGGTATAATCAGCACCGTTTTAGTGGTGTTTTTAGCTACTTAGATAGTACTTATAAGGAAACCGAAGTGCAGTATACAAATGGGCAATTATTAAACGTAGAAGATGAACAAACAGCTGAATTTTCACTAAGTTTAAAATCAATACCATTATTTAAACATAACATTTTAAGAACAGATATTTTACAAAGCGATAAAATATTAATTACAGATTACAATTCAA